TCTCGTCCCACCCAGGAGGGCATTCCCAATCGTCCGAGAGTTGAATTATAATATCACCAGTCGCTTGCGCGGCTCCGAGATTCCAAGCTCCGACGGAAAAACCACCCTCTTTTTGCGTCACGGATCGAAAGCGTTTCAGAACGTCTGCCGTGGCGTCGTCGTGATCGACTGCAAATATATGCTCTACGCGTTCTGGGTGCGTTGCGCGGGATAACCATAGCGTCATGCATTGAACGGCCTCCACGGGCCTTCCTCGCGTTGCATGGACTAGCGAGATTTTAGGCTTGTTTGATCCAGCCAACGTCTCGCGCTCGATCTCTTCGGCGTCTTCGTTGCGTCCGAGCAGTCGGAGCGTCCAAGCGTAGAGTTGATCGCCCTTCCATCCATACCACTCCTTGCGGTGCGTCCATTGTGGGAACTTAGGCGTCGGCACTTCGAGCATTTCTTCCACGACTTTTAACGCTTCTGGGTATTTTTTGTCATCAAGCAGAATGCTGGCCTCAAGTCCGTAGGCTTCGCGGCGTTTCGGCTCAAGTGCCTTGGCCTTGCGTGCTAGGTTGAGCGATGTTTCCCCGCTCGTAATGTTCGCGCAATTTAAAAGAATTTCGTAGCGGTTGACGCCGTCGAGATCGCTCAACGCCAATGCCTCCGATCCGTATTTGGCCGCGAGTTCCTTGTTACCGGCAATGAAATTCTCGTAGTGCAAGTAAAATTTGAAGTGAGAAGTCATGCGGTCTTGGTGCATGAGAATCCTGCGGTTGCGCTCGCTGCTGTTGCGATGACCTAGCGGCGGTTGGTGTATGATTTCAAGATCACGGCGCATACAGACTTGCACGTCTTTTGTAGGTTGCGCGTTCTCATGCACCGGACGATGCCACCATGCCGTGTGATAACGGAAAAAACGCTCCCTCGGTGCGCGTTTGCCTTGTTCGGGAATTACATAATCGGTGAGAATCCAATCTTGTTCTGGCGGGCATTCTTCAAGTGCGGCCAATGTTGGCGCGACCATGTGCGGTTCAATAATGTCATCACAATCTGCCCACATTACCCAGCCGTCTTTGCCGGCAAGTTCGTATGCCTTCGCAAATGCTTTGTTCCTGGCTTCTCCGAAGTTGTCGAGATGTTCCCAGTCTGCGACTAGCGGAGAGTTGCGATATTCGTCAACGTGGCAACCGAGTTCTTTTGCGATGTCGAGCGTGCGGTCTGGCTTGAGTGCTCCGATCGCGCGAACGATAACGATCTCGTCGCAGATTTGCTTGAGTGATTGCACGCATCGCTCGATGCGCGGCTCTTCGTTGCCGCAAATCAAGCCTGCGACTAGCTTCTTTTTTTGGTTCATGTTTACTCTTGCAGTATATGTCAACAAAAACAAAAAAGCCACCCCTTTCGAGGTGGCTTTTCCGATGCTACTTGCGGGGAATTTTACACGTATCCGGTTGTGATGCGGATGATGCTCGATCCGTCGATGACTTTCTCAGCGCTGTTTTGGCGAACGCGGAGAACGTCGGCGCGGCGAGCTTCGTCGCGATAGGTTTCGGAAACGAAAGGCACGGGGCTGTCTGCGGCCCAAACGATCGTGCGACCGAATCCGCCACCAGAGAAGTCACCACCAACAGTGTTGGCGAGTGCCATGTAGGTGTTAGACCAGATGAACCCACCGGAATACACTTGGCCCTTTTTGGCTGTGTTTTTAGGTGCGCGGCCAACGAGAACGCGGTCAACTCCGACAGCGGCGGCAACTTCGCCTTCGCTCAGGAGACGGCTTTGATCCGAAGGAACGATGCCGAAGAATTGGTTCTGAACCTTGGCCGAACGGCGGATGCGCTCGAATACTGGCATGGACATGATCAAGGTGTTAGCAAGAACGCCGTATTTGGCGAGTTCGAGCTTGGCTTGAGCCACGTCACCGGGAACGTCGAAGCTGGTGATGTTCGCGTCGGTATAAGCTGCCGATGCGCTGATCGCTGTCAGGCCGTTGGCGGCGAATGCTGCGGAAGCAACGCGAGCCTCGTGGCTGACTTGGATCTGACGAAGGAGCATCGCGGCGATGTTCACTTCGGTGTCGAAGAATCTGTCGAGATCGCGGCGGTTGCTATCAGGAAGAACTTCCTCAAGACCGTATTCGATAGCGTCGAAAGAGTCGCTCGTGAACCGGCGGCTTGTGCGGGGATATCCAGCACCGGCGGCGATTTTGAGAGCGTCATCGTTGAGGGCTTCGGAGTCGCCGAGGTTCAACTTCAGATATGCGCCGGAGCGAACGTCTGAGGAGAACACGGGCATGACTTCGGTGCCGATGAACAAATTGTTTTTGTTGCTGAGACCTTCGAAGACAGCCTGGGCGATGTCTGCGCGGATGGTTGTATATGAGAGTGCCATATTGGGTAGTTAAATTATTGGTTGAATTTAGGAACGTATTCCACAACATCACCAGCAACGCCGCTGTTGATCGCAACTCCAAGAGTCACAGTCGAAGCGTTGGCGTATGTGCCGAGGATGAGACCGCTGGTCACCGCAAAAACGGTGTTACCGGCTGTCACGATCGCGGACACGATGCCGAATTGTGAAGGGAAGAAAAGTTTGACAGCGCCTTGAGCACCAGCGGCGACGTCATTCTGGACGACTCCGATAGCATTAGCGCCGGTTGATGCTGCTTGCGCAGCGTTATCGCCCGAGATGTTGACGAGCGTATTCGCGGTGATGGCAGAAGCGAAGGCGAAGCTCCGAATCCCCATGTCATTTTGTGTTGCCATAAATTAGTTGGATTAAAAATTGAGTTGGTTGTTATCGCGTGCCTCGATGTAGGCTTCGCGGTGGTTACGCATTGCAAAGCGGATGGCTTCGGTGCGGCTGCCGAGTTCCTCGGTCTTCTGGGTGATGATCGCTTTTAGATCGAATTTCTCTTCGGCTTTCTCCTCAGCAACGACAGAAGCCTTTACTGGAGCGGCTCCGAAGTTCGAGATGATAGAGTCGAGCTTTGCTTCAAGCTTGGAAATGACGCTGAGTTCAGCGGCCATCTCTTCTTTGGCTGGCTCTGCTGCTGGCTCTTCAGCTGGCATCATTGCTTCCATCTGGGTTTTCATCGCTCCGAAAGCTTCCTCAAGTGCGCTCATGCGCTTGGAGAGATCAACAATAGTTACTTCGGATTCCCCTGATTCTTTTTCAGGCATTTCTGGTGTTGCGGTATCTTCGGGCATTTGTTTGGAAAAACTGTCAACTTGCTTTGCCGTGAAACTGAAAAGACCTGTCGCATTTGCGGCTGGTGTTTGCACGAGATCGGCGCTGTAGAGTTCGGTGCAACTTGCGAAGGCGAGTCCCTCCACTTCGCGAATCGGGCCGCTGAAAGCGATGCTGATACCAAATGTGTCCGGCAGTTTGCTTGAAATCTCCAGGACGTAGTCGCGCATAGGCGATGTTTCGAGGAGGTTGAGATCGCCCAAGAGTTGTTTGCCGACGATGCGGAAATTGTTCACGAATCCAACGATGTCTTTAATGCCTGCACCGTGGTCGAGGTTGACCTTGACTCCGCCTTTGTATGACTCGGCGCACTCTTTAACTTCCATCAAAGTTGTCTCGTCCACATAAAGCCCGTGACCCTTCGCTTCGCCGATTGAAATGATTGATACGCCTTCGATGACATCCATGCGAAGGCGCGGATGTCAATTAGTCATCCATCAATGCCATTGCCGCTTGAGCCATCAAATAAACTTCCAACTCGTTCTCTTCCTCGCAACCGATGACGTTGAACGTGCTGGAAATAGAAATCCCTGCGCGACTCACTCCCGCATGATTGCGACTGCCGAGCACCGTTGTTTTTGCGCTGATCGAAAGCCCTGCCTCGCCAGCATTGGTGAAGCAAGATGAACCTACAACTTGAATTCGCGAACCGGCGCACACTTCGACATTCGCGACCGAGAAAACAAGACGGTTGCCGCGAACTTTGACCGTGACCTTGCGCTCTTCGCGTCCTCTTCCTCCGCCCCCTGGCAGATCGGTGGGATTGATCGGAACAGGTGGAACGACCGAAATAAACAGCAAGCCCTGCACGCCGATGGATAACGGCGTTGGGCTTGGCATTAAGCCCTGCGTTGCGATGAGCAGGGAAGCTAGCATCAGCCTAGACCCTCGTGACTACGGTGTTCGTTGTTCCGTCTCCGGTGATCGCTTGAGTGATCGCGCCCGATGTCCTGCTCGTAGGCGTTACTGTCAGCGCATTAGCAATATCAAGTCCGTGGATCGCGTGGACTTCGGTGATCTCCGTGAGTTCTGGCGTGAGTTCCGTTCTGACCGCGCTGGCATTTCCTGCCGCCGTCGGTATCGCGGAAAGTTGCGTATCGAGGTTGGCTGATGCCATTCCGAGAGCGGCTCGCACGTTTGCGGCGGTCAGCGTTGCTGTGCCGGTTGTGTTATCTACAGGCACGCCGAAGGCTACCGATCCGGCGGCTGGAATATATGCAACGCCCGTCAAAGCTCCGCTTGCGTAGACGGTTCCGAAACGAACGTCGGTGATGGCGGCTTGGCCGAGGTTGTTGTCGGCGGTGTAAAAATCACTGTAGGTTGTCGATCCATTTTTTGCAAAGCGCACCGTGGCTGACGCGGGCGTTGGGTTCATCAAAAACTTCAAACAATTTGTCGGAGCAAATCCGTTGGATGCGTAAATTAGCGAACCGCTCAAAGTAATATTTGCGCCTGTCGTGTTGGTGCATTGGAGCGCGTGGACAGCGGTTGTCGGAGTTAGTGTTCCTGTGATCGTAACCGTGCCTGTGCTCGCGTTTAAAACGCCTGCGCCAGTGGATGCCGTCACATCTCCCGTGATCGTCACTGGGCCGGTGGAACCGTTGTAGACGCCGGAGGCGGATGCGATGCTCCCCCCTGTCACCGTGCTTGATGTCAATGTAATCGTTCCTGTACTGGCGTTGTTGATGCCGTTGGTGGATGTATAGTTTCCTCCTCCTGTTACCGTGCTGGAGTTAACGATGACCGCGCCGGTGCTGGCGTTGTTTATGCCGTGGGTGTTGGTGCTATTAAAACTCCCACCTGTTACTGGGGTCGATGTCAATGTAATCGTTCCTGCACTGGCGTTGTTGATGCCGTGGGAACCGATACTATTTCCAGCCCCACCTGTCACCGTGCTAGATGTGACGGTGACGCTGCCTGTACTGGCGTTGTTGATTCCGTGGGTGGATGTAAAGTTGTTGCCTGTCACCGTGCTAGATGTGACGGTGACCGTGCCTGTCGAAGCGTTATTAACAGCTAACCCAAATGTCCCGCTCCCGCCCGCTAGAGTGCTGGCATTTGTAAATGCAATCGTGCCTGCCGCTGACGTGGATTCAATCGCGTGCGCTCCGTCAACAGATGTTGTTCCTGTAACCCTCCCGCCGATGGCGACGATGCCGTTAAGCGTCAATGTTCCGCTAGACGAAAATGCAATAGCGCGAGTGGAAAGCGTAAATGCCGATCCTGTCGCGCGGCATCCTGCGAGCGTTGAGCTGGCGGCGGCGGAGACGGTCAAGCAGTTCGCAGAACCCGCTTGGATATATGCCCCTGTAATATTCCAATTTGCAGCTAGCGTGAATCCGCCACCAGTGGCGATGGTCAGCGGCGTGTTGACGTAGTTCAGCAACGCTCCCATTCTGCGAGCGGTGCCGGTGGTCGCTGTGCCAGCGTTCACGGCTTGGAAAATCTGACCGACTGCCGAGGTGATCGCGACCGGAGTTCCTGCATTTGTGCCAGGTGCAATGCAGTTTGCCGTCAATGCAAAGTTGGTCGTGCCGAGCGAGACGATTTGGTAAATTTGACCTGGGATAAACGATCCAGAGGTGTCCACGGTCGAGCCTGTTAAGTCGATGGACTGATCAAGTGCGACCGTGAACCCATTCGCATAAACAGTGTCGTTTAATGATGGCACTACGCCGCCGCTCCACGTTCCTGTGGCGCTCCAGTTTCCAGAGGCTTGAGCTTTGATGACGGCCATATTTTAAAGCCCTTCTGCGTAGATGAATTTTTGAATTGCGGCGGATACTTCATCGACCGCGACGATTGCTGGTTGCGAAGCGGAGGCGAGCGAACCGAAAAGAATCGTGCGATTGTTTTCTTGCGACTGCTCCACTTGGTCGCCTTCAAATCGTGTCGGCGTGAGCGTCAATACAACGCTCGCGTCCTGCTGGTCTGGCGAGTTGTAGCGGCTCGCTGTTGCGAGTGTCATTGTGTAAAGATCGTAGGTCTTGCCGTCGATCACGATTGGGTTGGTTGGTTTCATATTTAAGCGAGTAAAATCAATGCGCTGGTTTCGGTTGGCTTGGGAAATTTGAGTTCAAACGCGCCGTCGTAGACGTGCCGCTCGGCTCCGAGGTTGAGAACGCACAAGGTTGCGTTGCCCTTGCTGGCGTTGTAGATCATCGCTCCACCTGCGGCAAATGTTGCAGATTTTAGGACAACGTCGTCGAATGTTATAAAAGCATTTTTGCCGATGATGCCTGTGCGATGTCCCTTGAGCGTTACGCCTCCGGCGGTGTAGCCCATGCCTTTGATCTCGCCTTCGGTTGTGTAGGCTTTTGTCGTCGGCCCGATCTTTGCCGATGCGCTGTAAAGCGCGATCCGATATTCATCCCCAGGTTGGTGGACGCCGGTCATCAATGCGCGTTTAGCTTCAAGTGCAATTCCTTGTGTTATCATTTATTTTGTTCGTTCAAATGCGGTGATCCGTCCAAAATCATCCCGTAAGGCTAATACTTTAGTTGGTTTGGTTTCGTCTACGAATGCGGACGGAGCTGTATCTTGTGCTGCTGGTGCGGCTGGTTCGGCGTTGATGATTTTGTTTGCGTTCGCTTCGTCCATTCCGAATACAACGCGAAGGATGACGGCGACTTGTTCCGCTGAAAGTTCGCCGCGACCGAGCGAAGCAAGGATGCCTGATAGCGCATCCGTTCCACCGATGCCGATGCTCTCGATCAACGGCGGCGCTTCGTTTTTGCTCTCGTCAAAAATGGCATCGATAGTCGTAGTCGGAACGGAATCCGAAATGCGGTTGGGTTGGATGTCGAACTCTTGACCGAGTTCCTTGATCATGTTCGCTTCTTTGGCGCGTGCGCGGAGTGCTTCCTCGTAATCCTCTCCCATGTCGCTGTAGATTTGACCGGCAGTCTTCAATCCAGCTTTCCACAAAGCGATGTCGGCATTGGCCTCGCGTCCGTAGTCAATTGAAACCTTGGCAGGCCAGCACCAGCGGCCATCAAGCAAGTATTCGGAATCTGGAATGAGTCCGCGAGAAGCGGCATCCAGCAAGATAACATTTTTTATCCTGTTTAGAAATTGACCTTCCAAGAGTCCACGCCACCGCAAGAACGTGCGCTCGGCCATCGCGGCCTCCATGCGAGCCATAGGGCCGCTCTTGTCTGCGTCGAATGCGAAGCCATATGGCAAGCCGACAGCCATGCAAATGTGCGCTTGCACCAAGCGGATGAACTCTCCGAATGCTCCGGTCGGTCTGTCCGACTTGAACATTTCCATCTTCTCGCCTGCGGATAGATAATTGACCGTTCCTGGGTCTAGTGACTGGAGGCGTGCGACCTGTCCTTGATCGTTCGAGTTGCCGCGAGCGAAATAGTCGCCAGCGTCTGCCGCTCCGCTCTCGGTCGTGATGACGCCGGACTGATACGAAGCGTATTTTATCGCTTGCACCTCGGCCTTGATAGCCTCTTGCAGATCGCGAGTTGCGTTCAGCGCAGTAGCGAAAGCAGACCGCCCACGATATTCGTCAAGTCTTGCTGCGTCGAATAGGTGGATAAACTCTTTTGCAACAATATCAACAGGAGAAATATACTGGTTGTTGATAGTGCGCGTGAAAATAGTATATGAAATGGGTCTTCCATAGTCGTCAACATTTATTCCGCCGATATATTTATCCGTGTCAGTTCTGTCGTAAGGCGATCCGATGCGGTCGGCTTCGACGCTTTGTAGTTTTAAATCTTCGCGGTCGCGAACGATGATGAATCCGCAATCGCCATCTCGAAGCATTGCGGTAACGGCGAGTTGCAACAGCGTTGTAAAGTTATGACGCCCAAGAAAATCGCAGTCGTTGCACCATTTATTCCAGTAGCGTTCGATGGCGGTATCAGCTTCTCGGTTTCCGGTGCGTGCTTGATATGCTATGCGCCCCGAAACATACGTTGCAAATTTTAAAAGGAGAGAACGGACAGGCGGAAAGTTGTCGGCAAGATCGCGAGCGGCTCGGATGAGCGCGAAGCGTTCGCGAGTTCCTGCCGTGTCCTCGCCACCGGATACTCCACGGCTGATGCCGCGCTTCTCGCTTGTCAATGCGGAGTCGAAACGTCCGAAGTTTCGAAGCTTCGCCTGGTTGACCATCCGATCCAGAGCGGCTTTAGGAGAGACGAACGAAATGGCCTTGGTGATGATGTCTTGAGTCATGGTCGTTGCGTCGGAAATGTCGGCGTGAAACGTCTTACCCTATTTCCGCCGGCGTTGTCAATAGCGGCTTGCAATTCCTTTATTGTCTGCGCGACCTCGGCAAGGTTGGCGCGAGTGAACGAGCGCCCCGCGATGCTATACGACGCGCCTGCAACGGCTATTGCCTTCAAGCAAGCCGTGAAATCGCCCTGCAATTCTTGCAGAGTTGCAAGCGGCAGGCCAAAAAATGATTTGTTCATCGCCATTCATTTGATGGCGATGTCAAAAAAAAGAAAAGGCGCGGGGATTGAACCCGCGCCGGTTGGTGTTAGGCAGATGCCCGAAGCTCTTTTGCTATATTTTTGAGTTCTGATTCCGTTCTAAAAATTAAAGAAAACCAAATTTCGCCGGTCACAGAGATGTTTTTTGATTGGATGATTGTAAGAATTTCGTGCCGCAGGGTTTCTTTGTTTTTGTTTGTTGTTTTCATTTTGTTTTTTCTTTTTTGGTTTTCTTCGTCGGGCTTCTTGCCTTTCGATGTTTTGAATATCTTCTCTTTTTTATTTTTTGAAAAGAAAAAAATAAAATTATTTTTTGCCTCGATCATTTTCGTGATGACACGAAAATGGTCACTCGCCTATCGGCAAGACGCCTGCCAGCATCGCGGATGCAAGCGCAATGCACTCGCAGTCCCAAAGATGGTTAGGACGTCCGCCGATGCGAACCCACCGCTGTTCGACTTGTTTTGTTTTGGAGTTGGTCACGTCCTTCTTCATCTCCGACAACATTTGCTTTCGGTAGTCGTCGGACACGTCACGCGCGACTTCCCACTTCGGCGTTGCGTCAGCCTGGCGAAGCGAAGCCAACTTGTCTTTGATCCCTTCGTTGCTAAAAAAGAAATAAGCGCACTTCAGTCCGTCCGATCCGGCTTGCGCTCCTTCGATTTTGCTGACGAAACGGCGCGTCCTTCTCGCGCCGTCGATGTGATAAAAACCATCCTGCCCAGAGCCGTGTGAAGCTGTCCACCCACGCCTAGCGCATTGCTCATAAACAAGCGGCGTATCGTAACCGGCATCAACAACAACGCACCGAGGGACAACGTCGAACTGCTGTTGAATGGCGTCGAGCGTTTCCCACGTCAGCGGCCTCGACTCGTGCAAGAGCATCGATGACCCATCCACGCGGAAAGCGCGGACGATGCACCAAAAGTGATCGCGCTGTTTGTCAACGCACATAAAGCGCCGGTGTTCGCCGTCGATCTTTTGCCCTTCGAGATATTCGGCCTTCGCGTAGTCGCCGGTCGCGATCTCCGGTAGGTCGCTCGTCACTTCGTCCTGCCAAGTCTGCGCCTTGCGCTTTTGGATAAATTGTTTGAGCGGCTCCAGGTTGCCGCTGCTCTTGGCTTCGTTGGCTTCGATCCATTCTTTCACAATCGAGAACCACGGAATCCACCAGACGGCGTAGGCCGGATATTCGAAGCTTCTGTGACCTCGCACCGGATGCGGGTTGAGTGCGCGGTAAGTTGCAGTATTTGCAAGGTTGCGTCGAGTGCTGGCGTCGTCTTTGTATCGAGTTTCGCAATGCTCGCACTTCATTCGCACCGAGTCCTGCACCTTGTCCCACAATATGCCGCCCTTGTCGTCGCGTTCGGTCACATATTCGATCTGATCGAACAAGTAACGTTGCCAGTTCCCACATTGCGAACAAGTCCAGCCCCAGACTTCCCGCGTTCCGCTGTCCCATTCGGCGTCTGCCTCATGCCCTGCGTCCCACCCCTGCGAGACGAGAAGCGTTTTGCGGTTCCATCTGTCATGATGCCGGGCTTTTAGTTCCTTGATCATCCCGCTTTTCCACCGCCAGACTTCGTCGCCGATGCAATAGCGCATCGATTTTTCTTGTAGGTTCGTCATGTTCGCGCCGCCTGCGAACAATACCATATGTGGGAAAAGTATAGTCGTTTTTCTGAGGGAATGGCGGTCTTCTGGGAATAGGTCTTTGACCGGATGGCATTCGTTGAAGATCGGAAGCAAACGCGACTCCGTCCAGTCCTTGACCATGTCATCAGTTTGCCCAACGAACAAAGTCGGCCCAGGCTTTTGAGCAACGATGAAGCAAGCGAGCGTTTCCATCATGGTTGTCTTTCCGCCTCCGGTCGGAGCGCGAAGAAAGACCTGCGTGGTCTCGTCATCACTCGCGGCCAATAGCGGAGCGTTGAGCCACGGAGCCACCGAAGGGTCAAAGCGCGAAGCGCGATCTGAGTTCGGAAAACTGACGTGATCGGATGCCCAGTCTAAGATCGTGCCGTCGAACGCGAGTTTGATGCCGTCGCGGATGCCTTGTGCTAGTGGGTTCATTCAATATCTTTCCTTGCGTCCCAAATAAAAAAGCCGACCAATAAAATTGCGACAACGATTGAGATTATCATTTCATTCCAAAAATATGTTTGAGCGCGTCTACATTCGCAGACGCCGGTTGTTTAGAACTCGGCTCCTCTTCTCCGTCATACATGGCAATTTCCCATGTTGTTTCAAACAATTTGCGAAGTCCGGCAGCGGACAACGTCACGTTACCTGTGCCGTCGAAGGATGGATTGCGCTTGGCGTATATTTTCCAGAGTTCTTTTTTTGTCATACCTTCTCAAGTTCAGTTCGGATCTCGGCAAGGATAGCTTGCGTGCGTTCGTGCAATTTCTTTCTCAAGCTCGCTTCATCCAGCCCTGCCAACGCGCCGCTGGCGTCGTTGACCAAGGCCGCGAGTTTGGCTGAGAAGATAGCTCCAATGCGGATGCCGGCTTCGCGGACTACGGCGTTTTTGATATATTCCCCGCGATCAACCGAAAGCGCAAACTCGATCTTCTCGCATTCCAGCAAGGTCTTCCGTAGCTTCGCCTGCTGGATGTTCTCCGGCGCGGTGTCTCCCCTCCCTTATGCACAATCCAAAAAATTTGAGTTATAAAATTACCAAATGAATATCGAAAAAATACCAACAGAAAAACTAATTCCCTACGCTCGAAACGCGAAGAAACACGACGCCGCGCAGGTCTCGAAACTAGCCGGTAGCATCCGCGAGTTTGGTTTCAATAATCCGGTCTTGATCGACAAGGACAACGGCATCATCGCCGGGCACGGTCGCGTCATGGCCGCTCAGCAGTTGGATCTCAAGGACGTCCCTTGCATCCGCCTCGGACATCTTACGGACACGCAACGCCGCGCCTACATTCTTGCCGATAACCGACTCTCGGAGATCGGCGGTGGGTGGGATGAGGAAATGTTAAAGAATGAACTAACGTCGTTGCTAGGTGATGGCGTTGATATTGCTGGGCTTGGGTGGGACGACGGATGGAGTGAAGATGGCGGACTTGGGGAAAACGGAGAAGCCTACACGCGGAAGGTTGAATCGCCCAAATATGAGCCGAAGAAAACAAAGCCAAGCGTTCCAGAACTTTTCGATTCAACAAAAACAAAGTCGATGATTGAAAAAATCAAAAAGGCTTCAATACCTGAAGATGATAAATCCTTTCTAATCGAAGCCGCATATCGTCACACCGTGTTCAACTTTGAAAACATTGCAGAGTATTACGCGCATTCCGATAAAAGCGTTCAAGAATTGATGGAAGATTCTGCGCTTGTGATAATTGATTTCAACAAAGCGATCGAGCTTGGGTTTGTTGCATTGTCAGAAAAAATCAACGATATGTATTCTGTCGACAATCCAGATGAAGAATAATTTCGCTGCGTTTATTCTTACTCACGGCAGGCCGGACAAGGTGCACACATATCGTTCGCTTAAACGGCAAGGATATTCTGGAAGAATTATTATTCTGATCGACAACGAAGACAAGAGCAGGTCTGATTATGAAAAAAAATTTAAGGGCGAGGTCGTCGTTTTTGATAAGCTGGCGATATCTGAAACATTTGATGAAGGGGACAACTTTGGAGATAGGAGATCAATCGTCTACGCTCGAAATGCGTGCTTCGAGATAGCAAAAAAACTAGGGATCAAATACTTTATTCAACTGGATGACGACTATCAGGATTTTAGGTATAGGAATGATTCGAAAAATAAATACTGCGACAAGACGAATATATCTAACCTGGACGGAATTTTTGACGTGATGGTTGATTTTTTGGAACAAACAAAATCTAAGACTGTGGCGATGGCACAGAATGGGGACTTCATCGGAGGGAAGGACGGGAACAAAGCCAAGAAGTTAAAACCGTGGCGCAAGGCTATGAATACATTTGTCTGCTGTTCAGATCGTCCGTTTCAATTTTTCGGGAGGATTAATGAGGATGTAAATTTATATTCATGCGGAGGCCGGCGCGGTGATTTATTTTTTACAATTCCAAACGTTGGAGTTTGCCAGAAGCAGACGCAAAGCAATTCGGGAGGAATGACTGAACTTTATTTAGACTCTGGGACTTACGTTAAGTCGTTTTACTCGGTGATGTATGCGCCAAGCTGCGTTAAGATAGTTGATATGGGGCCGGTATTTAGAAGAATGCACCATCGAGTTTCGTGGAAGCATACAACGCCGTGCATATTGGATGAGTCATTTAAGAAATGAAAAAGAAACCTTCTGATTCACCACCGCACCCGGCATCCGATCTCCAGGGGAAGATCCGCGAAGCCGAGTTCAAAAACATCCTGCAAAAACTGAAGGACGGCAAGACGCTGACGGCGCGAGAATCAAAGATCGCGGCAGAGTTTGCGGCAAAGCGGGACGGCAAGGGGCTGACGCAGGCCGAGCTTGCGGCGGCATGGGGCATGACGCAGCCTAACATTCACAAAATGGTCAAGCAGGGAATGCCTATGACCAGCATCGAGGCCGCTACGGAGTGGCGGAAGAACTGGCTCGAAACGCATGGGCGAGGCGACACCGCACCGGAGAACATTCAGCAGGCGAAGCTACGGAAGACCTTGCTGGAATGTGAGAAGATCGAGTTTGCGCTTTCGGTTGATCGCGGGGAATATATCAAGAACGCCGTTGTGCGCGAAGCCGGCATTCGCATCGGCGCTATCTTCTCAGCCAAGCTCGCTGCGCTCGTCAACGATGCATCGGGCGCGTTGGCCGGACTCGACGAAGCAAGCTTGCGAAAGAAACTGCACGAGCGCACGCAGTCTATTTTAGCGGAGATACGCAACGAACTTGAGAAGGTATGAACTACGAAACACGCACAACAAAAATGATAGTCGGAGTTAAAAACCAACAGATATTTGACGACAGCGTCACCGAGATCGAGATCGTCGACGAAGCAGGCGGTGAATTTCTGGAAGTCAGACAAGAAGGCGACAAGCTTCGCTTCGACGCGGAGGAATGGCCGCACGTCCGTGACGCCATCGAGAAGATGTTTAAGATGTGCCGAAATTATGACTAGGCGCGAACTCTGGAAAATATACGCCAAGCGGAACCCAAGCTTCGACGGCGAAGGTAACGTGACGTTGTCCGCTGCCGGGCTTCGCAAATTGTTTGAGACAACGTGGGAAGTTGCGTTCTATGATGGAGAAGAAGAGCCGAGTTCTAAACAACCGGCGTCTGCGAATGTAGACGCGCTGAAACAAATTTTTGGAATGCGATGAACCCACTCGCACAAGGCATCCGCGACGGAATAAAGTTAGCATTCGACGGAACCATTTTAGACTGGGCAAGCGACCACGTTAACTTTCCCAACTCGGATCGCGCTTCGCGCTTTGACCCTTCGGTGGCGCCGTGGCTCAACGCTCCGCTGTTGGCCGCAAGCGACGACGAAACGACGCAGGTCTTTCTCCGCGCTCCGACTGGGGGCGGGAAGACAACGATGATGGAAACGCTGGCTTGCTTCATCGTGGCTCAAAAGCCTGGGCCTACGCTTTTCGTGGGACAGACTGACGACATGGTGAAGGACTGGACAGAGTCGCGCTTGTTGCCGATCTTCAACGAATGCCAGCCGGTTAAAGACTTGTTTCCAGAAGACCGCCATTCTCTCAGAAAAACGACCATTCTTTTCCCACACATGGTTCTTTTCGCAGGCGGGGCGAACATGACGAACCTTCAAGAAAAATCGATGCGCTATTGCATCGGCGACGAGGTATGGCGGTGGAAAAGCGGCATGATAAAAGAGTTGAAGGCGCGACATCACGACAGATGGAACCGAAAGACGCTCTTAGTATCGCAAGGATGGGACGCAGGACATGAAGCGGACGCCGAATGGGACAGCGGAACGCGAGAAGTGTGGGGCTGGACTTGTTCCCATTGTGGGAACTGGCAGCGTTACTTGTTCGATCAGATCGAATACACGACCGAGCGTGACGACAAGGGCGGAATCTTGTGGGACAAGGTGCAGGACTCGGTCGTTATGAAATGCGAGCATTGCGAAACGCGATACAAAGACGACGCAAGCACTAGACGAAACCTTGCAAATACTGCAAGCTACCGCGCACTCAACCCGCATCCGGTGCGGGGGCATCGATCTTTCGAGTATCCGGCCTATGCTGTATGGTGGATACCGTGGTTTTCTATCGTCAAGGAATGGATCGAGGCCAACGAAGCCAAGAGCAGCGGCAACCTAGAGCCGCTCAAACAATTTATTCAAAAGCGAAAGGCGCAGACGTGGCAGGACGAAGTGACGAGCGATCTACCGGAGATCACGACCGGCGACTACGCGAAGGCAGAATATCTTGAGGGGCAGAAGATCGACGGAGAGCACAGACGCTTTATGTGCGTCGATAAACAACGCGATCACTTCTGGGCTGTCGTCCGCGCCTTCCGAGTGGACGGCTCTTCTATGCTTCTGCATGAGTCGCGTCCGCTGACTTGGGAGACGCTCGACGCCATTCAACAGCAGTTCGACGTTATGCCGCGGTGCGTTGTTGTGGATGCCGGTTACGATACGCCGCTGGTCTACGAGCAATGCGCTAGGCGTGGGTGGACGGCTTCGCACGGATCGGGGCAAGACGGATTTTATCACATCGAAGGCGGTAGGCGCACGCGCCGGTTCGTTTCAAAGATCGAAGGAGCGCAAGCCGGATCGGACGGACTGAAGTGCGCTTATTTCTTTTTTAGCAACGAAGGCATAAAAGATAAATTGGCGTCACTCCGCCAGGCTGACGCAACGCCGAAGTGGGAAGTTGCGCGGGACGTGTCGGATGACTACCGCAAGCAGATGTTGAGCGAGATGAAGAAGGACGTCACCAACTCCAAAACCAAACAAGTCGAGCAACGATGGGTTCGCATCGGCGGCAGGCCGAACCATCTTTGGGACTGCGAGTGTATCGCTCTTGCATCTGCGATGCTGGCAGGCGTTTTACCGATAGGTGCGGAGAGTTAGGTTTTAAGCGGCTCCGACAAGGGCGAAAAATAATTTTATTTTTTTCTTTTCAAAAATAAAAAAAGCGTAGATATTTAAAACATCGAAGGGCAAGAAGCCCAACGAAGAAAACCTAAAAAGAAAAAACAAAATGAAAACAACAAACAAAAACAAAGAAACCCTGCGGCACGAAATTCTTACAATCATCAAATCAAAAAACATCTCTGTGACCGGCGAAATTTGGTTTTCTTTAATTTTTAGAACGGAATCAGAACTCAAAAATATAGCAAAAGAGCTTCGGGCATCTGCCTAACACCAACCGGCGCGGGTTCAATCCCCGCGCCTTTTCTTTTTTTTGACATCGCCATCAAATGAATGGCGATGAACAAATCATTTTTTGGCCTGCCGCTTGCAACTCTGCAAGAATTGCAGGGCGATTTCACGGCTTGCTTGAAGGCAATAGCCGTTGCAGGCGCGTCGTATAGCATCGCAGGGCGCTCGTTCACTCGCGCTAATCTTGCCGAGGTCGCACAGACGATCAAAGAATTACAGGCCGCTATTGACAACGCTAGCGGGAATAGGGTAAGACGTTTCACGCCGACCTTCCCGACGCAACGACCATGACCCAAGACCTACTCACCAAAGCCATTTCGTTCGTCTCTCCCAAGGCCGCTCTTGACCGCATGGTCAACCAGGCGAAGTTGCGAAACTTCGGACGCTTTGACTCCGCATTGACGAGCGAGAAGCGCGGGATCAGTCGCGGCGTATCCGGTGGCGAAGACACGGCAGGAACTCGCGAACGCTTCGCGCTCATCCGCGCCGCTCGCGATCTCGCAGACAATTTCCCGCCTGTCCGTTCTCTCCTTTTAAAATTTGCGACCTACGTTTCTGGGCGCATCGCTTATCAGGCACGCACCGGCAACCGCGAAGCGGACACCGCTATCGAACGCTACTGGCAGAAGTGGTGCAACGACTGCGATTTCTTAGGCCGTCACAATTTCACAACGCTGTTGCAACTCGCGGTGACGGCAATGCTTCGCGATGGCGATTGCGGATTTATTATTGTTCGCGACGGCGAAGACCTAAAGTTGCAAAGCGTCGAAGCCGACCGCATCGGATCGCCTTACGACAGAACAGATACCGACAAATACATTGGCGGAATAAATGTTGACGACTATGGAAGACCCGTTTCATACACTATTTTCACGCGTACTATTAATAACCAGTACATTTCTCCTACTGATATTCCTTCAAAAGAGTTTATCCACTTGTTCGACGCAGCAAGACTTGACGAATATCGTGGGCGGAGTGCTTTCGCTACTGCGTTAAACGCAACGCGCGATCTGCAGGAGGCGATAAAAGCCGAAGTGCAAGCGATCAAGTACGCTTCGTATCAGTCCGGAGTCATCACGACCGAGAGCGGAGCGGCAGACGCTGGCGACTACTTTGCACGCGGAAACTCAAACGATCAAGGCCAAGTCGCACGCCTTCAGTCGCTCGATCCTGGAACGGTCAACTATTTGAGCGCAGGCGAGAAAATGGAAATGTTCAAGTCGGATCGTCCGACCGGAGCATTCGGAGAGTTCATCCGCTTGGTGCAAGCTCACATTTGCATGGCAGTCGGTCTTCCCTACGGCTTCGCATTCGATGCCGACAAGTCGGGGCCAATGGCAAGGATGGAGGCCGCGATGGCCGAGCGAACATTTCTTCGGTGGCGTGGACTCTTGGAAGGTCAGTTTTTAAACCGCATCAAAAATGTTATCCTTCTCGACGCCGCTTCGCGCGGACTCATTCCAGATTCCGAATACTTGCTTGATGGCCGCTGGTGCTGGCCTGCCAAGGTTTCGATTGATTACGGACGCGAGGCACGCGCCGACATCGAGCTTTGGAAAGCTGGCTTGAAAACAGCAGGCCAGATTTACTCTGACATGGGCGAGGACTACGAAGAAGCACTCCGCGCAAGAGCGAAGGAGGCCGCGATGATCGTCGCGCTCGGCACAGAAATGGATATTCCATCCGAATATATTTCAGATTCTATCATTCCCATTCAAGCCGCCGCGCCGGTTGCCGCACCTATCGCCGCGCCTATCACGCAAGAAGAGCCGCAACCTGAGCCACCACAAGAACAACCAAAACAAACCGATCTCGCAGACGAGAATAAGCCTAGCAAAGGCATGGTGGAAGAAGCGCTAAAGGGCTTAAAGTGGCGCGAAGAATACAACCGAGGCGGGACAGCGGTAGGAGTCGCACGCGCTCGCGACATTAGCAACGGCAAGAATCTTTCCGACGATACCGTTAAAAGAATGCACTCCTTTTTTTCACGTCACGAAGTCGATAAAAAGGGGAAGGGCTTTACACCAGATGAAGACGGCTTCCCATCCGCAGGCCGCATTGCATGGGCGTTGTGGGGCGGAGACGCAGGGCAAGTTTGGGCCGCTGATAAGGTCAAAGGAATGCAGGCCTCGCAACCCGAACAAATGAAAGTCTCGCTCGCCGTTCGCGACACATTCGGACGCATTACCGGATTTGAAACAAAGCATGAGCTTGTCATGCCAACGCCAGAAAAAGACGAAGAGCAAGACGACTTCATAGGTCGGTGCATGATCAGCGGAACGATGACGAGCGAATATCCAGACGAGAGCCAGCGCGTAGCCGTATGCTCTGCACAATGGGATAAAAAATAAATGATAACTCACGGCATAGCACTCGAAGCAAAGAAGGCACTCATCACCGGCGTCCATCAACCCGGCGACGAATATCGGATCGCGCTTTACAGCGCATCGGCAAAGATCGGGCCGACGACAAAAGCCTACACAACCGAAGGCGAGATAAAGGGAATGGGCTACACCGCAGGGGGCGTAGCACTCAAGGGGCATCGCACGGGCATCATCGGCAAAAATGCCTTTATAACATTCGATGACGTTGTCCTAAAATCCGCAACCTTCGCCGCAGGTGGAGCGATGATATACAACGCCAGCAAAGGCAACGCAACCTTGTGCGTTCTCAACCTTGGAGCCGAGCGGCACGTCTACGACGGCGCGTTTGAATTGAAATTTCCCAAGCCAACCGAAACCAGTGCATTGATTTTACTCGCTTAAATATGAAACCAACAAATCCCATCATCATCGACGGAGAAACCTACGACATTTATACGATCAACCTTGCGATCACATCCGTTGTAAACCCAGACGCAAGCGAAGACGCAAACGTGGCGATGCGCTTAATTCCTACGCGGATCGCGAATGGCGAAGTCATTCTTGCAAACGACTACGCACGCTCGTTGGCACTCGGTAGCGTCGATGGAGTGGACGCTCCGACAGCTACCGCCGTTGCTCAAATTTCTGCAAGTATCCAAGAATTTATTTACGCGAAGGGTCTGTAAAAAATGGCACTCATCGTATCTGCCGCAACAGGCAATTTTAACGCAGGAGCAACTTGGGTCGGGGGGGTCGTTCCGACCATTGGCGACGAAGCGCAGGCCGCGACAGGTCACACGATCACCATCACGGCTAATACAACCTGCGATCTTATCAGCAACGCAGGCACTGGCATTTTCACACTGAATGATGGCGTCACTCTCACGGCAAATGTCACCAATAAAACGACTACCGCCTCCCGCGCCTGTATGCAATTTACAGGCTCTAGTGCAACAATCGTCGGAAATGTAACGAGCGGACCAGCGACAAGCGCGATAGGTATTAACAACGTGAGTACTGGTACCGTCAATGTTACCGGAACCGTGACAGGCGGCAGTGGGTCTTTTGCGTATGGCCTTTATAATTCATCGACTGGTAGGTTCGTCGTCACTGGGAATGTTACAGGTGGGTCTGGAGGGTCGGCCAACGCAGTGCAGGGTCAAGGAAACGGGAACATTACAATAACTGGAAATGTCACCGCTTCGGGTGGGCTTGGCGTCAATAATGTCGGAACTGGAACGGTTACGATTACGGGAAATGTCCTCGCTTCGGGGGCTTTGGGCGTCAGCAACGCATCAACCGGAACGGTTACGATAACGGGAAATTCCACAGGCGCAGGAGCAGCAGGCGTCAACAATGCCTCAACTGGAACAGTTACAATAACTGGAATTGCCACGGCTGGGAACACCGGAGCAGGCGTCAACAACGCATCAACAGGAACAATTAATCTCGGTCGCGCAAAAGGTAACACCTACGGCCCCGGTAACACCTCTGGATTGTCTCCGACTCCCGGCGCAGCAAACGCAGGACTTGGAATCATAGAAATCCAAGAAATTGAATACGGCACATTCGGAATGTCGCCAACCAGCGGCACAGGCATCCGCCTCAAAAAACTCACAAGCAATGTCGCCGTCTTTAATTACTGCGACACCGCAGGCGCAAAAACCCTCATCGACGCCACGCAAAACGCCGCAATGCCAGCAGCCACCGATGTCCGCAACGGCGTGAGCTACGCAAGCGGCGCACTCACCGGAACCTGCAAAGTCCCAGCCTCCGCATCCGTCGCCTTCGGCGTGCCTGTGGATAACACAACCGGAACGGCTGCGCTCACGCCTGCGAGTGTGTGGGATCATTTGCTTTCAGCAATCACCTCAAGCAGCACAATCGGAACACTTCTTAAAACCAACATTGATGCGACAATTTCCAGCCGTTCAACATTGACCGCCGCGAATGTGCGAACAGAACTCGCGCCAGAACTCACGGAGATCACCGAGGTTCACGCAATCCACGGGCTCGATATCGCCAATGCGCTAACCGTCACGCCTACGAGCAGGACATCGGGAGCGATCACTCAATCGATCACCGGAGACGGAACAACGAACACCGTAGTCACGAGGGTCTAAGCGGATGTTAGCTTCCCTGCTCATCGCAACGCAGGGCTTAATGCCAAGCCCAACGCCGTTATCAATCGGCGTTCAAGGCTTGCTGTTCATTTCAGTTGTTCCGCCTGTCCCTATTTCTCCCACCGATCTGCCAGGGGGCGGAGGACGAGGACGCGAAGAGCGCAAAGTCACAATCAAGGTTCGCGGCAATCGTCTTGTGTTCTCGGTCGCGAATGTGGAAGTGTGCGCCGGTTCGCGCATTCAAGTTGTAGGCTCGTCTTGCTTCTCGAATGCTGGCGAGGCAGGGCTTTCGATCAGCGCAAAAACAATGGTGCTCGGTAGTCGCAACCATGCGGGAGTGAGTCGCGCAGGGCTTTCAATTTCCAGCACGTTCAACGTCATCGGATGCGAGGAAGAAAACGAACTTGAAGTTTATTTGATGGCGCAGGCCGCGATGGCATTGATGGACGACTAATTGACATCCGCGCCTTCGCATGGATGTCATCGAAGGCGTATCAATCATTTCAATAGGCGAAGCGAAGGGTCACGGTCTCTACGTTGACGAGACAACTTTGATGCAAGTCAAAGAATGCGCCGAAAGCTACAAGGGCGGCGTCAAAGTCAACCTGGACCACGGTGCAGGTATAAAAGACATCGTCGGATTCGTAAACAATTTCCGCATCGTCGGCAAACAACTTCTCGGCGATCTCAACCTTCTTGAAACATCGCCAATGCGCGATTACGTCCTGGAGATTTCAAGCAAACTGCCGGACACATTCGGAATCAGCATCGCATTTACAGGCCCTATCCGCGAAGTGGAGGGCCTCGCCTTCGCAAGTTGCACCGAGCTTTACAGCGCAGACCTAGTGCAAACACCAGCCGCAAATGCGACCGGTCTTTTCAGTTTTACGGCAAAGCAAGTTGACAGTTTTTCCAAACAAATGCCCGAAGATACCGCAACAACACCAATGCCCGAAGATTCGGGAGAATCCGAAGTCACAATCGTCGATCTTTCCAAGCGCATGAGCGCTCTTGAAGAAGCTTTTGGAATGATCAAAACAAAAATGGAAGCAATGATTCCAGCCGAAGATCCAGCAGCAGAGCCTGCCAAAGAAGAAATGGCCGCTGAACTCAGCGTCATTTCCAAGCTTGAAGCAAAGCTTGACTCGATCATCTCGAACTTCGGAGCCGCTCCAGTAAAGGCATCGGTAGTCGCTGAAGAGAAAGCGGTCGAAAAATTCGACCTCAAAGCAGTCATCACCCAGAAGACCGAGGAACTCGGCAGCCGCACCGAAGCGATCCGCTTTGCAATGCGCAACCACCGCGAAGCCTACATCGAAGCCCGCGATAACAACCAACTCAACTTTTAATCCTACCTAATTTATGGCAACACAAAACGACACCGGTATCCGAAGCTTCGCCTTCGCATCCGCGATCACCGCGAACACGCTCGTTAATATTTCGGGCGCAAACGCCGCGCAAGCGGCATCAACCGGCGCCAACGCCATCGGAGTCGTCCAGAATGACGTCGCTGCTGGTGCTCAAGGCGCTGTCAAACTTTTCTTCCCATCCCAGTTCGGCATCGTGTCCGCGATTGTGACAGCCGGTAACACCGTTTTCGCGGTGACCAACGGCCTCATCCTCGGCACATACGCCAACGCATCGACCGTGACTCTCGGGGTTGCGATCAACAGCGGCGTTGCTGGCGACGTCGTGGAATACGTTCCTAAATTCAACCAATAATCTAATACCACTATGGCACTCTCATACACAACAATTCGCGCCGATATCGCGCAGGCCGTCTACGAAGGTCTGTCGAACAAAAACAACTTGTTCATCGGAACCGAAGTCATGCCAGTTTACTCGTCCGACGTTAAGTCCGGCGCGTATCTGAAGCTGAACATCGGTGATTCTGAAACTCTCAACGACGACGTTCTTAAAATCGCCGCTGGTGCTGGATACCCACGCACAAGCCGCCGGTTCACGAGCGATTCTTTCGACGCGATTGAATACGGTCTCGAAGAGGTTCTTCCTGACAGCAACCGCCGCGATCTCGATAGATTTTTCGACACCGAGGTTAACATCGCTTCGATGTTGCTCCGCCAAATCCAAATCAGTCACGAGGCTCGCGTTGCTTCAGCAGCATTCGCCGCAAACGGACTGACAGCGATCAGCGCAACAGCAGCCTATACAGAAGCGAACATCACAAGCTTCGACGTTCCCGGTGACGTGGCAGCGGCCAAGTTGGAACTCGCCAAATATGGCGTTCTTCCAAACACCTTGATCATGTCCATGCCTTTGTTCGAGCGCATCCGCCGCTCTGCCAAGGTGCAGAACCAGTTCTTCGGCATCGTTCCTTCGGATCAAAGCCGTCTCCTCAGCGAAGGCGAAGTGGCCGCCGCTGTCGGAGTTGATCGCGTTCTCGTAGGCCGTGCACCAAAGAACACTGCCGCTAAGGGTCAGACCTATGCCGGTGGATTCATCTGGTCGAACACCTACATGGCTCTCGCCACAACCTCCGGCGGAGATTTCTCCGGTGGTGGATTCGGACGCACGATTGTATGGGCTGCTGATAGTCCCGTGCCTTTCGTTTCCGAAACCTATCGTGACGAAGCTCGCCGCGCTAATGTTCTCCGTGTTCGTCAGAACTCGGCTGAGAAAGTTATCGACGGTTCCAGCATCATCCGCATCACAACAGGATTCGCATAAGATTCCCCAAGTCAGCATCGAAGAAGCCACCCTTGAAAGAGGGTGGCTTTTTTGCTTTTGTTGACACATATTTCAAGTGTAAACATGAACCAAAAAAAGAAGCTGGTCGCAGGCTTAATCTGTGGCAACGAAGAACCGCGCATCGAGCGATGCGTTAAGTCACTCAAGCAAATATGCGACGAGATCGTTATCGTTCGCGCAATAGGAGCACTCAAGCCAGATCGCACGCTCGACATCGCAAAAGAACTCGGTTGCCACGTTGACGAATATCTCAATTCTCCGCTGGTCGCAGACTGGGAACATCTCGACAACTTCGGAGAAGCCAGGAACAAAGCATTTGCGAAAGCATACGAGCTAGCCGGAAAAGAAGGCTGGGTTATGTGGGCAGACTGCGACGACATCATTGAACCGCACATGGTCGCGCCAACATTGGCCGCGCTTGAAGAATGTCCTCCGGAACAGGACTGGATATTGACCGACTACGTCATTCCAGAACAAGGCAAACGCGCACCACGCGAGCGATTCTTCAGACATCGCACAGCATGGTGGCATCGGCCTGTCCACGAAAACGCGCAGCCTACAAAAGACGTGCAGGTATATATGCGGCGCGACTTGGAGATCACGCACCAACCGCCGATAGGTCATCGCAACAGCAGCGAACGCAACCGCCGGATTCTAATGCACCAAGACCGCATGACTTCTCACTTCAAATTTTACTTACACTACGAGAACTTCATCGCAGGGAACAAAGAACTCGCGGCCAAATACGGATCGGAGGCATTGGCGTTGACCGATCTCGACGGCGTCAACCGCTACGAGATTCTTTTAAATTGCGCGAACATTACGAGCGGAGAGACATCGCTCAACTTAGCACGCAAGGCGCGAGCACTTGAGCCGAAACGCCGCGAAGCCTACGGACTTGAGGCCAGCATCCTGCTTGATGACAAAAAATACCAAGAAGCTTTGAAAGTGGTGGAAGAAATGCTCGAAGTGCCGACGCCTAAATTCCCGCAATGGACGCACCGAAAGGAATGGTATGGGTGGAAGGGCGATCAACTCTACGCATGGACGCTCCGACTGCTCGGACGCAACGAAGACGCCGAAGAGATCGAGCGCGAGACGTTGGCTGGATCGAACAAGCCTAAAATCTCGCTAGTCCATGCAACGCGAGGAAGGCCCGTGGAGGCCGTGCAATGCATGACGCTATGGTTGTCACGCGCAACGCACCCAGAGCGCGTGGAGCATATCTTTGCGGTCGATCACGACGACGATAAGGCAGACGTTCTAAAGAGATTCAGATCCGTGACGCAAAAAGAGGGTGGTTTTTCCGTCGGAGCTTGGAATCTCGGAGCCGCGCAAGCGACTGGTGATATTATCATTCAGTTATCTGACGACTGGGAGTGCCCGCCTGGGTGGGA